TCCGCGATCGGCCCGGAGGACGTCATCCACATCGCGCTCCCCGGCGGTCCTCCGATGGAAGCACTCCGCCGGACCGTCGCGCTCGAGGACGCCGCCGCGACCTGGCAGGGCGAGTCCCTGCGTAACGGCGTGACACCGCGCGGCGCGTTCACGTCCGACTCCCGACTCAACGAGGCGGTCATCCCTCGGCTCCGCGACGAGTTGACGAAACTCTACGCCGGGCCGGAGAACGGGGGCCGCGTCGCGATCCTCGAGGGCGGACTCAAGTGGCAGCAGATCGGGCTCTCCGCTGCCGACGCGCAACTCATCGACCAGCGCCGGTTCTCCCGCGAGGAGGTCGCGGCAGCGTTCGACGTACCCCTGACGCTCCTCGGGTTGCAGGGCTCGGGCGCGGGCTTCTCCGCGTACACGAACGTCGCGGAGTTCCGTCGCGCTCTCTATGACGCGATCGCTGCCCGCCTCGTCCTCCTCGAAGACACGATCAACGCTCACCTCGTCACGGGCGAGCCGGAGTGGGACGGCCTGCGGGTCCGCTTCGACACGACGGAACTCCTCCGCCCGGATCCCGAGGCTCGAGCCCGTATGCACATGCTGACTCAGCAGGCGTCGACGACGACGATCAACGAGCGCCGCGCGATCGAGGGACTCCCGCGTATCGAGGACCCGGTCGCTGACACCGTCTTCATGCCGGTGAACATGCTGCCCGTCGGACAGTCCCCGATCGAGGGCGGCAGCGACGCGGCAGGAACTCCCGCCCAGGGGCTCGCTGACCGGGTCGTCACGCAGGCGCTCATGGGTGACGACGAGGAGAGGATCGAGCCGTGAAGTTGGAGACCAAGACCGTCGCAGCGAGGGTGACTCAGGCGAAGGCCGACGGCACCGCTACTGCTCTCGTCTCAGTCTTCGGGAACGTCGACCTCGGCGGCGACCGCGTCCTCCCGGGAGCGTTCACGCGCTCGCTCGAGGAGTGGAAGGCGAAGGGCGACCCGATCCCCGTGATCTGGTCACACGACTGGGACAACCCCGAGTCATTCGTCGGCTGGGCTGACCCGTCGCAGATCAAGGAGACCGCCGCCGGGCTCGAGGTCCCGATGCAGTTCGACCTCGACCGTCCCCGCGCCGAGCAGGTCCACCATCTACTCAAGACCCGGCGCGTCACACAGTTCTCGTTCGGCTACTTCGTCCGGGCGTATCAGGACGTGGAGGACCCCGACTATGGGACCGTGCGGGAACTCGCCGACGTCGACCTGTTCGAGGTCGGGCCGACTCTCCTCGGCATGAACCCCGAGACGGAACTCCTACAGGCAGCCTCCGCGATCCGCGCCCTCAAGGGCCGGGCTATGTCGCAGAAGAATGAGACGAGAGTCCGGACCGCGTATGAGGCGCTCCGGGAGGTCGTCGAGTCCCTGCCGACTGTGGAGGAGCCGAAGGCGACGCGCCCGGGACGGAAGGCGGCAGCCGAGGCCAAGGCGGTGGAGGTCCCTGCCTACGTCTCGGAGAACGCGGCACGCGGGCTCGCGCTCTATGAGGACGGCTACGGCGGCGACGGACTCGTCGAGCAGACGATCCGGGACGCCCGCGACATGGTCGCCGGGGAGATCCGCGACGAGAAGGTCCGCCTGATGGGTCCCTGGATCGCCCGGCACATCGTCGACCTCGACGCCCCCGCGAACTCCGACCCGGACGCCGACGGCTACCCGGGTCCCGGTCTCGTCGCGATGCTCCTCTGGGGCGCCGGTCCCGACGTCGAGGGAGCCCGCCGGACCCAGGAGTGGGCGGAGCAGACTGCCGCCCGGCTCGAGGAGGAGGGCACCGCCTCCCGGCTCGAGCGCATGGGCGAGAAGGCCACCGCCGAGGAAGCCGTCGAGGGCGCCTTCGTCGGCTGGGTCGACGGCGACGACGCCTACATCGGGCGCATCGAGCATGTGATGACGGAGGGGATGCTCGGCGTCGAGGGATCCCCGAACGCGATCGAGGCTACGCCGGAAGACCCCGCGATCCTCGTCCGCCTGTTCGAAGACGGTCTCGAGACGGAGGAACTCCGGGGCGCTCGCGCGTCTGACGTCGAGATCGTTCCCGATCCGCGCCAGCCCGCCCCCGAGGGCGCGAGCGCGACTACAGACTCGCCCGCAGACGCGGGTGACACGCAGGGCACTATCCCAAGTGAGCACATCCTCGCGCTGCTCACGCGACCTCGAAACACGGAGGAATGACAATGGCCGACCTCACTGGTCAGGCTCGCGCACTCGCTGCCGCGATCGACGCCAAGAAGGCTGAGGCGGCAACCGCGTGGGCAGAGTTCGACGGGCTCCGCAAGAGCGCTGTCTCGGAGGGCGTCGACTTCGCCGCCAACGCCGAGGCGTTCGACAAGTTGGATACCGCATCCAAGCAGTACGACACCGTCCGCGACGAGATCGCGGCACTCGAGGGCAAGCGTGCGCGCCTGCTCGAGATCGCCCAGTCTGAGGGCAAGAGCATGGACGCTCCCCGCGAGGAGCGCAAGGCTCGCACCTTCGGCTCCGCGTTCACTCAGTCCGAGGCTTACCAGCAGATGAAGGCTCGCGCCGCTATGGGCGACAACATGCCGCTGGGCACCACCGACGGCGTCAAGGTCATGGACCGCGAGCAGGCCAAGGCTCTCGTCTCCGTGACTCTCTCGTCCGGCACCTCGGCTCTGAACGGCGTGCCCGAGGAGGATCGCACCTCGATCATCGTCGCCAAGCCCCTCGCCGGTCTCGACTTCCTCAACGTCATCGCGACCGCGACCACGGACAGCGACGTCGTCGAGTGGCTCGAGGAGACGACCTACACGAACGCCGCCGCCGAGACTGCCGAGTTCACGGACAGCCCCGAGTCGTCGCTCGCCTTCACGGTCCGTTCCTCGAACGTCCGCGAGATCCCGCACTTCATCCCCGTGACCCGTCGCGCTCTGGCTGATGCCGCGTTCGTCGAGTCGTGGATCAACAACCGTCTCATCGACGGCGTCCGTCGTCGCCTGCAGACCCAGGTCCTCTCCGGTAACGGCTCAGGCCAGAACTTCCAGGGGATCTACGGCGTCAGCGGCATCGGCTCCATCGACCGCTCCTCCACGGGCCTGTCGATGACCGACTCGCTGCACCGCTGCATCACGACGATCCGCACCGCCGCGTTCGTCGAGCCGGACTTCATCGGCATCCACCCCGAGGACTGGGAGGCTATCCGCCTGGTCCGTGGCGACGCCCTCACCACCGACGGCACCAACGACGTCGCTGGCAAGGTCGGCTACATCTACGGCGATCCGGCGGGCAACGGCCCGGCGACCCTGTGGGGTGTGCCCGTGATCGTTCACGCTGCCTTCACCAGCGGCACTCCGCTGGTGGGTCGCGGCGCTGACGCCACCCTGTTCGTCCGCGAGGGTCTCTCCGTCGCGGCTTCGGACAGCCACGCGTCCTACTTCACGGAGCGCAAGGTCGCGATCCTCGCGACGATGCGCGCCGCGTTCGCGGTCACGCAGCCGCTGGCGTTCGCTAAGAGCGTCGCCTAAGCAACGACCCGGAGAGGGGCGGGGCGGTAATCCCGCCTCGCCCCTCTCGCCGTTCTCAGGAAGGAGCAGGGCATGGCTGACGAGTATGTGATCGCGCCGGAGCGGATCTATTCCGCCGAGGAGGGACGCCCCCGCTACGTCATCGCCTATGAGGGGCAGCCCGTCAAGCGGTCGGTCCTCGAGGCGCTTGGCTACTCGGCGCCCGTCGCCGAGGCGAAGCGTCGCCCCCGGAAGACCGTCGAGGATAAGGCGGTCAAGTCGCCTGCCCGGAAGGGTCAGGAGGAGGCGTGAGCCTGTTCGCGCGTAACCGCGCGGGAACGCTCACCTTCACCGTCCGCAACGAGGACGGCACGCCTACCGCGCCGACCGGATCCGTTGCAGTAACGGTCCGCGACCTGGCAGGGACCTCGATCGCGACGGGCACGGCGAGCGCTGGGACCGGGACGGGTGTCTTCACCTACGCGCTCCCATCCGGTGTCCGCTCGACTCTCGGGCGCTATGAGGTCACCTTCGCGTACACGGTCTCCGCCGTATCGGAGACCGTCGTGGTCCCGGTCGAGATCGTCTCCGCGCTCCTGTTCGACGTCGCCGAGGTCCGCGAGGTCTACCCCGAACTCTCCGACCCGCAGCGGTACACATCGGCGGAGATCCGCCGCGCCCGGGACGAGGCGACCTCCCGACTCGAGCAGGCAGCCCAGGTGTCCTTCTCGACGCGCCGGACGGTCGAGACGATCTCCGGAGACGACACGACCCGGCTCCTCCTGCCCGACGTCGAGGTCTCCGGGCTCTACTCCGTGACGATCTACGACGAGACGATCCCCGGAGCCGACGCCGTCGAGGACGCGTTCGACGCGACGGAACTCGCCGACGTCGAGATCGACGGACCCGCCGGAGTCCTCAAGCGCACGGACGGCGACGTCTGGCCTCGAGGTCACCGTAACGTCGTCGTCGACTACGAACACGGCTATGAGTACCCGCCGGAGCCGGTCCGCCGTGCCGCGATGAAACTCGCTGTGGAGGCTCTCGTCCCGTCGGCGCTGCCCTCGAGGGCGCTCTCGCAGACGACGGACCTCGGTGAGATCCGGATCTCCGTCGCGAACCCGGAGGCGGGACGCCCGACCGGGGACCCCGAGATTGACGCCGTCATCCTGCAGTTCGGGCGACGTCGTCCGACGATCGGCTGACGCGATGCGCTCTCAGATCTGGCAGGCGCAGGACGCGCTCTACACGGCGCTTAGTAACGCGACCTGGCCCGGCTCCGTACAGGTCGACCTCGCGACGCCTCCGAACATGGAGCGCGACTCCGTCTGGGTCTCCGGCGAGGTCGACGACTGGGCAGCGGAGTATCGGACCTCCGGGCTCGCCGCCAAGGATGAGAACTTCGCCCTGCGCGTGCACGTTCTCTCGAAGCGGCTCGGCAACTACACGGACGCCCGCGACCGGGTCAAGGCGCTCGGCGAGGTCGTCGAGGACGTCGTCGGCGCGGACCATACCCTCGCCGGCACGGTCATGCTCGCGACGATCGAGCGGTCGCAACTCGAGGACTCGCTCGGAGAGGACGGCAGGACCCGGATGGTCCTCCTGACCCTCTGGGTCCGCTGCCGCGCCCACGTAACCCCCGCCCCACCTAGCCCGTGACAGGAGCACGATGATGAGCAACGTGAAGACCTACACCCTGACGTCCGCCGTCTCCGGAGAGACCGCGACCTCGGCTGGCCTCGTCGAGTTCGACTTCAAGGCCGGGGACGTTACGCCCGCCGACGCTGCCGAGGAGCGCATCCTCGAGGATCTCTGCTACGCGCACCTGGCGACCGTCAAGGCGCCCGCCGCTGCCTCCCCCAAGTCCGTCAAGTCCGCGAAGGTCGAGGAGTAACTCATGCCTATCCAGTCCGCACTCACTACGGTCGGCGTCGCGAAGCAGTCCGTCAAGGGGACCGCGATCGCCAACCCGACGTACCTCCACGGCATCACGGACGGTCAGGTGATGACGGTCGAGGTCTCGCAGGACCTCGAGGCGCGTACCTCTGGCACCCGCTTCTCGCCTGCCGTGAACCGCACGGGCGTCATGCCCGGTATCGAGTTCACCTGCCGGGGTCACGCGCCGTCGGTCGGCATGTACCTCCTCGGGGCTCTCGGCTCCGTCGCGACGACGGGCACCAACCCGAACTTCACGCATGTGTTCTCGACCGGCGCGGACGTCCCGTACCTGACGACGTTCGGCACGATCGACGGGAACCGCTACTCCGTGCAGGACGTCAAGGTCGACTCCCTCGAGGTCTCATGGTCCGAGAATGAGCCTGTCGAGTTCGCCGTCACGGGCATGGGCACCAACGTCGCCTTCCCCGCCTCGATCACGCCGACGACGGACGACTCCGCCGCTGCCTACTTCCGGCCCGCCGGGGGTACGTTCCAGTTCGCCGCGTCGGGCACGACCCCGGCGACCGCGCTGATCACGGGCGGCTCGATCTCGATCAGCAACAACCTCTCCCCGGTCATGCTCTCCGGCACGATCACGCCGGGCGACGTCTTCCCCGGACAGCAGGCGATCGAGTGCTCCTTCGATATGACGCCGGACAACCTCAATGACTGGCGCACGATCCTGACCGGAACCTCGAACGGCTCGACCGTCTCTGCCGCCCCGATCTACGGATCGTTCTCCGTGGCGTTCACCAACGGCACGAACACGCTGACCTTCGCCGCGACCCGCGTCGCCTTCACCTGCGACTTCCCCTCGTCTGACGCGGGCGGCGGACCGGCGACTCTCTCCGTCGCGGGACTCGTCACCATCCCGGCGTCTGGATCCCCCATGACCGCCACGCTGCTGAACAGCGTGACGTCCTACTAACCCCGAGGAGACCAGGGCATGATCGACCTCGAGATCACAACAGCAGAAGGCACCAAGACGGTCACGGTCGGCCCCGCCGACCTCATCCGGTTCGAGCGAAAGTACGACGTCGGCGTGACGCAGTTCGACGCGGGGACGCTCCGCTTCGAGTGGCTCGCGTTCCTCGCCTGGGCCGTACTCAAGCGGCAGGGCGACACCACGGTCGAGTTCGATGCGTGGATTGACTCGCTCGAGGGACTCGTCCCCGTGGGGGCCGAGGGGAAAGACGGAGACGCGGCGGCATCGTAGACGTCGTCGCGGCTCTCGCGGAGGACACGGGCATAGGCCCAGCGGATCTCCTCGCGGCACCGCCGGAGGTCTTCTGGGCGATGGTCGAGAGGATGCAGGAACGCCGCAAGGCGGAGAAGCAACAACGGATGCGTGACCGGCTCAAGGGACGTTAGGAGGAGCCCAGGTGTTGCAAGGGCAACTCATCGACGTCAAGGGCTTGCAGACCGTCGACCGCGCTCTCCGTGAGGTCGCGCCGGATCTCCGCCGCGAGATGTTCCGGGAGATCGGCGGACTCGTCAAGGCTCGAGTCTCGGCGGCGAAGACAGCGACCCCGTACCGGAGGAAGCGACCGCCGTCGCAGACCGCGAACGTCCATCTGCGGACGGGTACACGTTTGACGAAGGCGGGCTCGAAGGTCTCCGTGGCAGCGGGCGGCGGCAGCCGTAAGCAAGGACTGTTCGGCTTCCAGGCGGTCTCGCTGGCGCCGCACGCGACGATCATGGACGTCGCCAAGAACGGCGGGCCGATCATTCGCGGGATCGAGGCGAAGTACGGCGCCGCTCCCCGGTTCCTCGGGCGTCAGTTCCTCCCGTCCGGTGAGGGCGGCACGAAACTCTGGCGGCAGTCTCGCGACATTGTCGAGTCCTACATCGCGCGGCTCAACGCGCGGATCGAGTCGCAGGCGGTGGCATAGTGGCAGCGATCGTAATCAACATCGCCGGGTCGTATGACGACAAGGCGCTCGGGCAGGCGCAGCGCGACCTCGAGAAACTCAAGCGAGGAGCCGACGGCGCTGCGGGTGGAGTCTCTGCCGCGTTCACTCGAGCCGGAGACAAACTCAAGGGCATCGGCGGCAAGATCTCCGCCGCCGGTATGACGATGACCAAGAGCGTGACTCTGCCTATCGTCGGCGTCGGAGTCGCGGCAGCGGTCGCCTTCGACAAGGTAGACACGGGGCTCGATACGGTCGCGGCCCGCTCGGGCTTCACGGGTTCCGCGCTCGAGGGACTACAGGAGTCCTTCAAGACGGTCGCCGGGAACGCCACCCAAGACTTCGAGGAGGTCGCGGAGGTCGTCGGCGGCATCGCCGGGAAACTCGACCTTCAAGGCCCGGCGCTCGAGACGTTCTCGACGAAGGTCCTCGACCTCGCCCGGGTCACGGGCACGGACGCGAAGACGGCAGCCGACTCCCTGACGACCGCTATGGGTGCCCTCGGCGTCTCCGCTGGCGACTCCGGTCCTCTCGTCGACTCGCTCCTCGCCGCCTCGCAACGGTCCGGGCTCTCCCTCGACACCCTGACGGGTCAACTCGCGACCGCCGCGCCCGCGTTCAAGACCTACGGGATCGGAGTCGAGCAGTCCGTCGGGCTACTCGCCGCGTTCGGGAAGACGGGTATCCCGTCGACGCGCGTCGTCGCCGGGCTCTCGACGGCGTTCAAGAACCTTCGGGAAGACGGCGTCAAGGATCTCCCGTCCGGGCTCGCCGACGTCTTCACGCGGATCCAGAAAGCCAGCAACCCGACGAAGGCGACCGCGATCGCCGTCGAGACGTTCGGGTCTCGCGTCGGCGTGACTATGGCGGAGGCGATCCGCTCCGGCAAGGTCTCGCTCGACGATCTACAGGAGGGACTCAAGGGCACCAAGGGGTCGCTCGCCGAGGCAGTCACCGCCGTCGAGGGACCACAGGAGCAGTTCGCGCGACTCAAGAATCAAGCCATGCTTCTCGGCGCACAGATCGCTGAACTCGCGCTCCCGATCATCTCCATGCTAGTGCCCGCGATCCAGTCCGTCGTCGACTGGTTCAAGCAACTCGATCCCGGTCTCGTCGAGACGATTGTCAAGATCGCGGCAGTCGCAGCAGCGATCGGCCCTGTCATCCTGATCATCGGGAAACTCGTCTCCGTTATCGGCATGGTCGTCTCGGCGATCGGCTTCATCGCTAACCCGGTTGGGCTTGTCGTCGTCGCGATCGCTGCTCTCGTCGCCGGACTGATCTACGCGTACAACAACTTCGAGGGCTTCCGGAACTTCGTGCAAGCCGTCTGGCAGGGGATCCAGACAGCCGTCGCGTATGTCGTCGACTGGTTCCTCGCCTATGTCTGGCCCATCCTCGAGGAAGTCTTCGGCTACATCAAGATTGGCCTCGGTGCGCTGTGGGAGGCGTACAAGGTCTAC